CATTGACCCAACTGGGCGAGGCAGACTAGCCGCGTATATTCCATCACTGGCTGGTAATCCATCTCATCCTATGTTCTTTCAACATGCTAGTGCCACTGGTTCATTTGGTGCACCTATCGAACAAGGAACGACCATTCTTGTATTTTTCGGTGATGGTGGTTCCGTAACTGAAGGATATTGGTTTGCAGTTGCACAAGAAGTATTTGATATTGTTAGTGGAGGAAGTGCTGGAAAGGCGCAAGTAGATGGGTCTGGTCAAGGAGTAGGAGTATGGGAGAATAAACTTGCTAGTAAAGAAACTGCTACAACAATTTCCGGGTCAGAACTCCCAGATGAAGAAATTAAGAACAGCACGAGAAACAAAGTATTAGCAGACCAAGGAACATATAGTGATATTCTAAGAGGCCCGTCTACTGCTTCTCCTCGTAGAGATGCAAACTATACGACTCCGCAATTACCTAAAGTTACCGGATTTAAAACTCCTGGTGGCTCTGCACTTACATTCGATGATGGCAGTATCGATGATAAAGGTGAGATTCATCCAGAACAAATAAGAATAACAACTGGCTCAGGCGCAGGCATTATATTAGATGGCGGCAATGATTTTATTTACGTTGTGAATAGTAGTGGCACTGGCTGGGTAGAGATTGGAGCAAGTGGCGAAGTAATGGTCTACGCAGAAGGTTCATTGAATATGAGAACAGAAAAAGATTTCAATCTTCGTGCTGATAAAAATGTTAACATAGAAGCGGGCGAAAATGTCAATATTCGTAGTGCCAAGAACACTAAGATTAATGCTACTTCGGAATTACATTTACGAAGTAAAGGAACACAGTTCTTACAAAGCGAAGCAGGAATGAATATAGATGTCGGAGTTAATTGCTTAGTGACAACCGGCGGGGTATTACACCTGAACGGACCAATAGCACAAAAGTCAGAACTTATTATAGTCGGTGAAATGCCAGATATGCAAGATTCAGAAAATACTAAACTCAAAGAGACAATAGTATCTGTGATGCCAACTCACGAACCGTATCTGCGCCCTCAAGCAAAAGATATATCGACAAGTGATTTTGCAGTTAGATCCGCCAGTAACGAGGGCGGTAAATTAGCGGTGTTGTCAGCAGAACAAAAGGCAATGGTTAAGGCAGCATTCAACGAGAATCAGGAATAAATTATGATCGCAAGAAATGACTATACGGGACACGAGTTGCGTAGCAGAAGAAGTAAAGATAACAAGTTCGCTGACGAGTGGGAAAGACTATTTGGCAAAAAAGAAGATGAAAAAGAGAAACCGACTACCAAGTTAGGTAAAGCATATAAGAAGGTGAAAGCCAAAAAAGAGCCAAAAAAGGAAGAATAGATTATGATTTTTGACAAACGAAAAGGTTCATTATTAAATTACATACAGATGCCGTTGCATGTAATAACGCCCACTGGTACGTACTTGGGGACGGGATATAATGCAAATAGTAAACCAACTTACATACTCTCTCATGTGAAAGTGAACTTAGAGAGCGTGAGCGCCTTGACGTTTTCATCAATGAGCAAAAATGCTATAATACTAGATAACAAACCTACGCTCGGGGTCTCAGATGGCGTAGTTGGATATAAGTATAAGGTGTCTGCTACTGAAACGAATTATGGATATATAACTGTTGCGGGTACTCGCATAGATATCACATCTAAGAAGATAACAAAACCAATGGCTGAATTTATTTTAGAGAAACAATTACGAAACATCGGCAACATACTTGAAAAGTTTATCAAAGTAAAAATAGCACAGCCACAATATGACGCGCTATTATATCATTTTTATAATGAAGGGGTTGATACTATAGAAAATAGTCCAGTAATTGCTCTTATAAATGCAAAAGATTGGTATTCTGTAACTGATGAAATTCAATCTGGCATTAAAAAGAGTAATGGCACAATAGATGAACGATTAGCTCAACAGAAAATGAAAACTGCAAAGATGTTCAGTTACGTGCCAAGTTTTTCTTAACGAGCAGTTAAGACCTTATCTGCTAATCCAAATTCAACGGCTTCTTCCGCTGACATAAAGTTATCACGTTCCATCGCTTCAGTCATTTCATCAAATGTCTTACCAGAAGTATTATGGTTTACATAGATTTGAGTTAATGATTTCTTCATTTTGAGAATTTCTTTAACTTGAATTTCCATATCAGTAGCCTGTCCACCAGCACCACCACTCGGTTGATGAATCATTGTGCGACTATTAGGCAATAGATGGCGTTTTCCTTTCGCACCTGCTTGAGCAAGTAACGAACCCATCGAACATGCTTGTCCCATCACAGTAGTTGCAACATCTGACCCGATAAATTGCATCGTATCGTAGATTGCCATACCGGATGTAACTGTTCCACCTGGAGAGTTAATATAAAAATGAATATCTTTATCTGGGTTTTCTGCTTCCAAGAATAATAATTGGGCACAAATTAAATCTGCTTGATAGTCATTGACTTCGCTGGTTAGAAATATTACTCGTTCTTTCAGTAAACGAGAGAAAATATCGTAACTGCGTTCGCCGTTTGCTGATTGATCAACGACCATTGGTACTAAATTTGGCATAAATTGTTATCCTTGTTGTGAGTTCTAGTATTATTTATATACTATCATAACATTATTGGACCCATTTGTCAATCAAAAACTGCGAAGTTTATACCATGATAAATACATTTAGTAATTAACTACAGAGAAAAGAACAAAATGGCATTATTCACTGGTTTTAGTACAAAAAATAAAAAAGCAATCAATCACGAGTTGACTGATAAAGATTTAGTGGTCGAAGACCTCATGAATCATATTATGACTCGTAAGGGTGAACGCGTCATGTTACCCACTTTTGGCTCTATTATCCATGATATGCTGTTTGACCCATTAACATCTGAAACAACTGAGTTAATTGAAGAAGATTTAACAGAAATTATAAACGATGATCCGAGATGTAACTTTATTAGTGTTGACATTACTGATTCGAATCACACTATTAACGCAATCGTGCGCCTTGAAATTCTACCATCGAAAGAGAAAGTAGAATTAAGTATAGATTTAGAGAGAGAATAATATGAGCCAAGAACGAACAGACAATTTATTTGCAAGTGAGAGTTGGACAGCAGTGTACACTGCGTTTACCAACATCAGTCTTAAAGCATATGACTTCGATACAATTAGAGAAGCCTTATTAGCCTACACGATTCAAACTTATCCTGATAAATTTAATGATTTCATTGCAAGTTCAGAATTTATCGCGATTTTAGATTTAGTCGCATATCTTGGACACAGTTTAGCATTTAGATTAGACATGAACACTCGCGAGAATTTCATGGACACTGCCGAACGTAGAGCAAGTATTCTACAAATGGCAAAGACGTTAGGTTATAATAAAACTAGACCAATCAACGCAAAGGGCTTCATGAAGATTACTAGTATAACAACTAGTGAAGATGTTCTCGATAATGAAGGTACCACTTTGGCTGGTAAGAGTATTAATTGGAATGATGGCAATAATGTAGATTGGTATGAGAACTTTATCAGTATCTTGAATTCTTCTTTCACTGGCAATACTAAAATTCAGAATCCATCGTCTACATTAACTATCACAGATGTCGAGCATTCTTTATACGAGATAAATGAAGACACGACTACAAAGAGCGTAAACTATCCATTCTCTGCGAACATTAATGGCAAGAGTAGAGAATTTGAAGCAGTGCGTGTAGCACTAGATACAGTTGATACAAAGATATCAGAAGGAGAGCCAAATCCAAATAACAACTTTACAATTGTTAACAGAAATGACAACTTGGGATCAGCAAGTGATAGAACTGGCTTCTTCGTTTATGCTGTTGCTGGATCAATGAGTTATCAAGATTTTACATACAATAGCAAAGTATCAAATAGAATAGAAACAATAAGTGAATCTAATATATCTAATTCTGATGTATGGGTACAGAAGATAGATTCCGCAAGAACATACGTATCGAGTGTAACATCGATAGATAATAACACAAGAGAGACCGCAATCTACAATAGTTTACGAACTGGCTCTGGAGATATAGTAAGTATAAATTCAATTGACAATAATGGAATTGAACTACATTATCCAGATGGCGTGTTTGGCAATGCGGCATATGGCAACTACAGAGCGTGGTATAGAAAAGTTGACAACGATAATTTCTCTGTAAACTCCAATGATATCATTAACAAAGTTATAACAATTCCATATATTGGAACTGACGGACGAACTTATAGGCTTTCATTAACAATGTCAAGTACGATCGACTTTGGTGAAAACTTCTCTGGCGAAACATACACTAGTGTACGAAGAATTGCTCCAAGAATTTATTATTCTCAAGATAGAATGGTCAATGCACAAGATTATAATGTATATCCTCTATCTTTAGGAAACAATGTAGTTACTAAATTGAAAGCAGTGAATACATCTTTTGCCGGTAACTCACGATTTTATGAAATGGATGATGTCTTAGGACACCACTCTAACTTGAGTGTCACTGGTTCAGACGGAAGTCTATTTGTTGAAGATGAGACTGTATCTATTCCGTTAAGTTATAATAAATTACAAGGAAAGAGTGATAACTTTATAAGAAATGAACTGACTAAAGCATTAAAGCATCCAAGTTTATTGAACAGTTATTTTCATAAGAATAAATTAATCTCACCTGCTACAGGTAATAGTGTGGTTATTGCACAGACTTCGACTTATGCATCCGATTCGGCTGATGGAATGAAAATTATAACAACTTTAGCACCCACTAGTGGCGTATTCGTAGGCGACTATGTTGAGTTATTGATGACTGCATCCGGAAAAACTATCTGGGCAGATGTTAAGAAAGTAGAAACAACAACTAACACAAATGATACCCTTACATTAAATAAGTTTATTCCAGAAGTTGGAACACTTGTAAGTGTAGTACGAGGTTTTAGAACTAAATTCACATCTACAGAAATTACGAATATTAAGGCGGTCGTTGATAGTAGTACTGAACAAACGTTTACATTAAAATATGCGTTAGTATCTGGTATGGCAAATCAATGGGAGTGGCGAATTCACACGACTACTGATGTCCCACAAGAAGTACATGTCGTGTTTAATTATAATTCTGGCATCAGAGACAACGAATCACAGTACATTGCTAAATTTACAGGCAAAAAAGTAGCATTCGAAAGTAGAGACCAAGTTAAGTTTTTCTACGGCAATACAACTGATGTAATAGACAATGAAACAAATTTATCCAAACGAGATACAATATTTCTCAATTACTTAAAAGCAGATACCCCGTCATCAGGAACACCAACTGTAGATTCGGGCAAGAAAGTCACAGTAGGACAAGTTCCAATATCATCTGTTGCCACTGATGGCAGCACGGGCGCAACGTTTGATGCTATATTTAAATATAGTGGTGCTCCTACTACGTATGATTTTGTAGAAGATAACGACTCTGGCGCCAGCACAACATATACACATCATCTAGTGTCACCTTCTGGAATAGAATATCCCCTCGATAGGACTACTGAGATCACATATCCTAGTAATAGTGCATGGAAGATTATAGGATATACTGATGAGTATGCGGTCGTTCCAGCAGACGCGAATGAATATAAACTTTCGGTAGGTGTAAGTGATTTAGGAGATTATTCAATCACGCCAACTCCTATACCGGGCGGAACAGACGTTCCTATTACAGCATCATCAGATGATTTCACGTCACTTGACGCTGTTGGATTCTTAGAGGGGTACACTGGCAACGTTGGTGCTGCCACCAACGCATATGCAACAGAAACTTCTATGAACTAGACACTTTAGGATTTAAGGGTAAAAAATCGTTATCTTATTTTAACGCCGCAGCCACGAGTGGCAATTTTAAATGGCGCGATGTATCTGATGCAACTGAAACAACATCTTTTACTACTGTATACTCTTCGGTGTTAGATAATTATATCTTTACTATGTCAACCGCCGCCTCGGCTTTTTATAACAGCCTCGATGCTGATATTTATTTTAAACAATATGCTTATGGAGAATTCACAGTATCAAGTGCAACTCCACTTACTACTAGTAATATGTTACTTCGAGATAGCACAGGCACGATACTTGATAATTCGCATATAACTGTTACTAACACAAGTGGCACGCTCTATAGGATTGTTTTTTGGACATTAGCGATATCGATTGGAGATCTCATTGATGTAATCATTGGAGTGAATACTGATATAACCAGTATTGCAGACTTCTCGGTGAGAGTTAGTGCATCATTTGGACTAGCAGTAGGAACAACCACAAGTGCAACTACATATACTGCGGCATCGTCATATGTTTATGATGACTATATCACTTCTGCTGGATATACAGATAGCACAAAAGTTAAGTTATTAACTTCAGACACAAACGATAATCCATTTGCTATGCTTGATATTACAACTGGTGAAACTGTTGTAATGGAACAATACACTGATAATAACATAAAATACGAAAGAGCATCAAAAACAGTAGTTGCCGCTACGGCACCGACTGGTGTTCCAGAAGCCGCAACAATATATTATAATACAACTGATACTGTTTGGTACATTCGTGAAGCAGGCGGGTGGAGTGTGTTGACTGGACACGTAGATCAAACTACTGTTATCCCGCCCCTAATTCAAATTAACTACAACAGTATACAATATAGAGTAATAGAGGGCATCACATTCGTTAAAGACGAATTTACAAGTTTTAGGTGGGACCATTATGCTGATATAAACAAGCGAATAGATCCTAGTACTAGTAATATTGTCGATATGTATGTACTGAGTTCTGCTTATGTTAGAAAAGTAAATGAATGGGTAGCAAATGACTTTTTGACTGCCACTCCAACTGTTCCTAACAATTTTGAATTATCAAAGATAATGAATAGTATTGAGCCAAAGGGCGCGATAGCAGACCATATTGCTTATATTCCTGTACAGTTTAAATATCTATTTGGTTCATACGCGAGTAATGAAAATCAAGCAATATTTAAAGTCATTAAGAAACTGGGAGTTGGATATACTGATAGTGAAATTAAGACTTCAGTATCTACTAAAGTAAATGAGTACTTTGCAATAAACAACTGGGACTTTGGAGCGACATTCTATTTCTCAGAACTGGCTGCATTCTTACATAAAGAATTGGGCGATTATATTTCAAGTGTAATAATTACACCGAAATATTCAGGCAACAAATTTACAGATTTGTTAAGTATATCATGTGCATTAAACGAAATATTTATGGCAGTAACGACATCTAGTGATGTAAAAATAATAACACAATTAGCGCAATCTGAATTGGTAGGCAAATAATATGGCAAAGAAGATTTATGACTTTTTACCAAGTCATTTAAAGAACGATGAGTTAGAAACAATATTCGAAACTACATTAGACCGTGTATTCTCTGTTGG